TTCATGCAAAATCGCTGAATACCGATAAGGCATGGGAAGTATATGATTACCTAGTTGATTTCTATTTCAGAGTAAAAGAGGGCGAGAAACTTCCAGTAGTGAGAGAAACAAAGTCAGTGTCAATAGAAAAACAGGATGCAAAAGAGACTTTCGATATTGCTCCATATTTCATATCTGTAGTAGAGAAAGTTCCTATTGAAGCATTAGATGCTATGGAGAAAAGTTTTAGAAAAAGTAACAGTAAGACTGTTAAATTGGCCACACTTTCTATTTTAGCAGAAAAGATGAAACGTAATATTGAATAACCAAATACAGTAATCAGAGCATCTATCAGAAATGGTAGGTGCTCTTTTTATAAATCAAACCAGGAAAGAGGTGAGACAAGGAAAAACATAACAAACTGGAGAATGCAGCCTGTTCAGGCAGAGAACAAAACACTTCTGTACATTTATGATGATGTGACAGAATATGGAGAATTTGACTGGAACGCATGGGAATATAAGAACTCGGAGACTTCTGCAAAATATTTTGCAGAGAAACTGAGTGAAATTCCAGAAGGACAGACAATTGAGCTGCATATCAACTCAAATGGCGGATCCGTAAAAGAGGGCGTTGCTATTTACAATTTACTGAAGCAAAAACAAAACCAGAAAGTCGGGATTGTGGATGGCGTAGCACACAGTGTTGCGTTTTTGATTCTACAGGCGTGTGACACAAGAAAAATGTGTTTAGGTACAACGGCACTGATACACAATATGTGGATGTATTGCTCAGGCAATGCAACACAACTGAGAAAATATGCAGATGATCTGGATGACATGATGGAAGCAAACCGGCAAGTTTTTCTAGAAAGGGCGAAGATTGAGGAAAGTGAGTTGATTGAGTTAATGGAAAATGAGACTTACCTCACTCCGGAAAAGGCGCTGGAATATGGACTCATTGATGAGATCATGGGAAAGACAGCAGAACCGGTAAACACAGAAGAGATTCTGGAGAAGCTGTCCGATATGCAAAGACAGTTAAACAGTCAGGAGAGCTTCCGGCAGCAGATTGCAGCAATGCAGAAATCACAGGAAGACAAGAAACCAAGAAAAAACAACGTATTAAATCTTTTTAGAGGAGGCATGATTTAAGGAAAAATTTAGATGTATTAGAAATGGAAAAAACAGCAATCGTACAGAAGATGAATGAGGCGATCACAGCCGGAGATGCAGAGCAGTTCCAGGCAGCGTTTGTGGAGCTGTGCGATAAGATTCAGGAAAGTGTCATCGAACAGGCACGGGGAATCGTAGAAGAAGCAGATCAGAGAATTCTGTCTGAGCGCGGCGTAAGACAGCTGACATCCAAAGAAAAAGAATATTATCAGAAACTGGCAGAAGCCATGAAAGCACCGAATCCGAAACAGGCGGTAGAAAATCTGGATGTGGTAATGCCATATACCGTAATTGACAAAGTATTTGAAGATTTGAAAACAGATCATCCGCTGTTGTCCAAAATCCAGTTTACATCCGTAACAGGGTTGACACGAATGATGATGAATACGAATGGATATCAGAAAGCAGCATGGGGAAAACTTTGCGCAGAGATCATCCAGGAGCTGACATCCGGATTTAAAGAGGTAGATGTGACACTGAGTAAACTGTCCGCATTTCTTCCGGTGTGTAAAGCAATGTTGGATCTGGGGCCAGAATGGTTGGATACTTATGTGAGACAGGTCCTGTATGAAGCGCTTGCAAATGGATTGGAAGACGGCATCATTAATGGAACTGGAAAAGACATGCCAATCGGTATGACAAAACAGGTGGGAGACTCTGTTACGATCAAGGGTGGAGTATATCCGGATAAAAAAGCAGTAAAGGTTACAAAGTTTAATGATGTGCAGCTTGGAAAACTGGCGGCTGTTCTGGCAATCAATGAAAAAGGACAGGCAAGAACCGTAGACACACTGATTCTGGTGGTAAATCCGTCAGATTATTTCAGCAAAGTCCTTCCGGCAACACAGAGACCAGCGCCGGGCGGTGGATATGTAAGTACACTACCATTCCCGATCGATGTGATCCAGTCTCCGGCGGTAGGAGTCGGAAAGGCTGTATTTGGTATGGCAAAGCTTTACTTCATGGGATCTGGAATCGAAAATAACGGAAGAATCCTGTATTCAGATGATTACAGATTCCTGGAAGATGAAAGGGTTTACCTGATCAAAATGTATGGTCATGGATTTGCAGTAGATGATAATGCCTTCATGCTTTTGGACATCAGTGATCTGCAGCCAGCACATTATGAAGTGGAAGTTGTTCCAAGTGTAGAAAATGTGGAAAATGCAAATCTTGCAGATTTCAAGGTAGGGGGACATACACTGACACCGGAGTTCGCAGAAGGAACATTGACATATACTTTGACAACAACAGACGCATCAAACACGGTGCAGGCGGTAATCGCAGACAGCACTGCAGAACTGGAATTGACCTACAATGATAAACCGATTGCAAACGGCAGCAGAGTTACATGGGCTTCCGGCGCAGGAAATGTAGTAAAAGCAAAAGTGACAGATGGAAAGACAACCAAGACATATCAGGTGACTGTAACAAAGAATGAGGCATAATCATGAGCGATCTGTTAGAAGATGTGAAGAATTTTCTGGATATTACATGGGATATGGATATCAGGGAGCGTAAAAAGCTCTCTGGTATCGTAGAGAGAGGAAAAGCGTACCTTGAGGGCAAAATAGGATTTTGTGATTTTGAAAGCGAAACACAAGAAAAAGAGCTGCTCTTAAATTACTGCATGTATGCAAGAGCCGGTCAGGTAGATGAGTTTATTCAAAATTATAAATCAGAAATCATATCACTGCAGATGCGCAGTTTTCGAAGAAAAGCGGGTGGATGCAATGCCGAGACGTAAGGATACAAAGTTTACCACATTTAACGATGGATCACTGGATATATGTAGCGTAAAAGGCCGGAAGATTGTAGAGACCAGGCAAGCTGGAATTCGATTCGGATTTCGTACAGTTGGAATCAAACGGTTCTATGAGGCAAAGGTATTATCCAATCAGATTGACGAAGTAGTTGCAATTCTGCCAGTAGAAGACATTTCTACGATGGACATCTGCATAATCGGAGAAAAGCAGTACAAGATCATACAGATCCAGAATAAATATGATGCAGCGCCACCTTGTTTACTGCTTTCTCTGGAAAGAGTAGTAACGACTTATGAGGATGTGAGAAACCATGCCGAAAATTAATATTGATCAGTTCGCAATCGAAGTCATGCAGGAGTTAGATGCGTATCGTGAGGATGTACAGGAAGCAGTGGAAAAAGCAGTGAAAGAGACGGCGAAGCAGACAGCTGCGGAATTACGTTCCATATCACCGGAAGGAGATACCGGTGAATATGCAAAGCACTGGAGCTATAAACGAGACGAAAATTTGAGTGGAAGGCACCGCTATGATATGGTGGTATATTCCCAAAAGCCGGAATACCGGCTTACACATTTGCTGGAAAAAGGACACGCAAAGAGGAATGGTGGAAGAGTGGACGGGATCCCGCATATCAAAATTGCAGAAAAGCACGCAAAGGAAATTCTACAGGAAAGGACAGAACGATATTTATGACAAAGGAGAGGATAGAAGCAATTCTGGATGTACTGGAAATTGAATATCGGTATCATCATTTCGAAGAACGTGAGGCGGTGAATCCTCCTTTTATTTGCTGGTTGATTCCGGAAACGAGAAATTTTTCCGCAGATGGGAAGGTATATTTTAAATCAGACAAAGTTGATATTGAACTGTACACAGATGAAAAGGACTTTGAACTGGAGGAACGTGTAGAAGCGGCACTTGATGCAGCAGATCTCTTCTGGCAGAAAAGTGAACAGTATATTAAATCAGAAAATATGTATGAAGTATTATATGAAGTGGAGGGCTAAGTAAGGGAAAAAAGACAGGCAACAAAAAAGGATAAAGTCAAATTCAATATCCATAATGCGCATGTTGCGCTTTTGCAGGAGAGTGAGACGGGAGAAATTACATTTGACACACCGTTTGCGGTACCTGGCTCCGTATCGCTTTCACTGGAAGCACAGGGAGAACTGACACCGTTTTATGCGGATGGAATCAAGTATTATGTTTCTTCTTCCAATAGCGGATATGAGGGAGACTGGGAAATGGCGCTGATCACGGATGAGTTCCGGGAAAAGATTTTAAGTGAATACATTGACAAGAACAAAGTCATGCTGGAAGAAGCGACTGCAAAAGTAAAACGGTTTGCGCTGGGATTTGAAATTGACGGCGATGTGAGGGGAACACGGTTCTGGTTCTATTGCTGTACCTCTACACGTCCTACAACAGAATCCAGCACAACAGAGGACGCGATTGAACCTACAACTGACACTGTCACAGTTTCTGCATCCGCTGTACAGCTTGGAACAGCTAAGAAAATGGCAGTTCGGGCAAAGACAACAGCAGATACAACAGATGACTTATACGAAAAATGGTTTGATAAGGTGTACATTCCAGATCAGGAAGTTGCAGCATAAAAGGAGAACAGGATGAGAAAGACGATCACAATCAATGGAACAGAATATAAATTCAAAAGTTCTGCCGCAATCCCACGGATTTATCGACTGAAATTTGGGAGAGATATTTTTGTAGATATGCAGAAAATTGAAAAGCAGATCAAGATCCAGGAAAAACTCAAAGACGAGATGCAGAAAAAATGCGCAAAAGAAGGTACAGAATTTGATGAAAGTAAGTTTGAAAGCGGAATCCCGATCGAATCACTGGAAATGTTTGAAAACATTGCGTTTCTGATGCATAAACATGGCGATCCTGACCAGCCGGACGATATCAACGAGTGGTTGGATCAGTTCGAGACATTTGATATCTATGAGATTCTGCCGGAAATCATGGAAATGTGGAAATCAGAAAATAAACAGATGTCAGTTCCAAAAAAAAAGAGAGGGAAATAGACCGTGAGGTCAATACCGCATTGTTTATGCTTCGATGTGCACAATGCGGTATTTCTATTTCTGATTTAGACCTGTTAAGCATTGGAATGATCAACGATATGTTTATCGAAATGAAGAATGATGAGTATGATTATCCGAAAATTGCAACACAGGCGGATATTGATGCACTGTAAAGGAGGGATGTAAGGGCAGGGAGCAGAATAAAAGGCATTACCATAGAGATTGGCGGCGATACTTCCAAGTTGGAAAAGGCACTGTCCGGTGTTGACAAAAAACTATACGGTGTAGAACAGTCATTAAAAGATGTCAATAAATTGCTGAAGCTGGATCCCACGAATACGGAATTGCTGAATCAGAAGCAGAAGTTGCTGCAACAGTCGATCAGTGAAACAAAAAACAGGCTGGAAACTTTAAAACAGGCAAGCGAACAGGCAGCAAAAACCGCCGGAAATTATGATGCTTGGAAAGAGGCGTATACTCCGATTCAAGAGGAGATTGTAAAGACCAACGAAAAAATGGACAAGCTCAAAAAGAGCATGAAGTCTATGGAAGAAAGTGGTCAGATTGATACGGAAGAGTACAAAAAACTGCAGACAGAGGTAGACCAATCGTCTGATAAACTGAAAGAACTGAAAGCACAGAAAAAGCAAGTAGATGATGAATTTGGACAGCCGATCAGTCCAGAAGGATTCGATTCTCTTCAAAGAGAGATTGTTGAGACAGAACAGAAACTGAAATCACTAAAAGAGACTACAGGAAGTGCAAGTGCGAATCTTGCAAAAGTATCTGCGGTATCCGGAGAGTTTGGAAATAAGGTCAAAGGAGTCGGACAATCCTTGCTGCCAGTAACGGGGGCACTGACCGGTGTAGGGGCTGCATCCACTGTTATGGCAAATAATTTCAACGATGCAATGAGTCAGGCGGCGGGAGCACTTGATAAGCCCATGTCTGAAATGGAAGATCTAAGACAGCTTGCAATCCAGACCGGACAGGATACCGTCTTTTCCGCAACAGATGCAGGGAATGCGATCACAGAACTGGCAAAAGGTGGTTTGACAGAAGCCGACATTAAAGCAGGGGCATTAAAAACTACAATGGACCTTGCGGCATCTTCCGGGATGGATCTTGGAGAGGCAGCAAATGTTGTCGTACAGGCAATGGGAGCGTTTGGTCTGTCTGCAAATGAGTCTGCAGAAGCGGCAAACGCTTTGGCCGGGGCAGCAGCTGCATCTTCTACGGATGTAGAACCTCTCACACAGGCACTGGCACAGTGTTCTGCTGGAGCAAAAAACGCTGGATGGTCTATACAGGAAACAACAGCGGTTTTGGCTCGTTTTGCAGATGCGGGAATTGAGGGAAGCGATGCGGGAACATCTTTAAAAACCATGCTCCAGAGGCTGGCGGCACCAACAGATAGCGCTGCAACAATGATTGAACAGCTTGGAATACAGACAAGAGATTCCAATGGGGATCTCCTTGGAGCTTCAGAGATTGCTGAGGAGTTGCAGAATAAACTTGGAGGTTTGGATTCGGCATCCAGAGATGCGGCGTTATCGACAATCTTCGGATCCGATGCAATGCGAGCCGCTACTGTGATGATGGATAGCGGGACTGAAGGGATTCAGAAATATATCAATGCGGCAAATGATCAGGAAGCAGCACAAAGGCTGGCCAATTCTCAGATGAGTGATGGATCAAGAGCAATCGAGGAATTAAAAGGATCTCTGGAAACCGCAGCGATTCAGATCGGAGATACACTGGCACCAATTGTCCAGAAGGTAGCAGAACTTATTACCGCACTTGTCAATAAATTTTCAGCACTACCGGAAGGCGTGCAACAGGTGATTGTAGTAGTCGGAATTCTGGTTGCAGCATTAGGACCACTACTGATGGTAATCGGCCAGATATCACTCGGGATATCTGCGGTGGCAGGAGCACTGTCGAAGTTGTCTGGAAACGGAGGAGTTGCGACAAAGTTGGTCGGCGGAATTAAAACAGCGGTGACCGGACTACTTGGAATGATAACGGCACATCCTGTAATTGCGGTTATTACAGCAATTATAGCGGCGCTGGTTACTTTGTATAATAAATGCGAATGGTTTCGAGAAGGCGTGAACAGAATTTTAAAGGCAATCAGGGATGGATTTTTTGCAGCATGGGATGGAATTGTAGAATTTTTTACAGAAACGATTCCCAATGCATGGAATGAGATGTTATCGTCATTGCTTGCCAATCCAACGATAAGAACAATCGTAACAACCATTACAGATTCTTTTACGAAATTAAAAGAGAATTTAAATGGGATCTGGAACGGAATTAAGCAACTTGCACAAAATGCATGGGAATTCATCAAAAACGCTACACTTGCACCAGTACTATTGATGATTGATCTGGTGACTGGAGATTTTGAAAAATTAAAATCGGATCTGGAGAATATTTTAAATAATATCAAAAATGCAGTTGCGAATATTTGGGATTCCATCAAGGAGATTACATCAAATATTTGGAATGAAATTAAAAATGTGGTATCCACATTGGTATCTCTGGTAAAAGAAACTGCGATCAGTGGGTTTGAAGCATTACGAGATGGAATTAAAAATGCAATCCGGGAACTTCCGAAAATTGTAAGTGATATTTTCGAAAAAATTGGATCCACAATTTCCGGGTGGATCGATAATGCCTGGGAATGGGGAGCGGATTTTATCAATGGATTGAAAGAAGGGATATTATCCGGAGTCCGCGGGATTGTGGATGCAGTGAAAGGAATCGGAGATAAGATTCGATCCTTTTTACACTTTTCAAGACCGGATGAAGGACCTTTGAGAGATTATGAAACATGGATGCCGGATTTTATCGATGGAATGGTAAAAGGAATCAATGAGAATGTGTACAAGGTTTCCAATGCGGTAAAAAGAGTTGCCAAGACGATGAGTGAGAGTATGTACGGAGGAACTCCAGCTCTGGCAAGTGCTACACAGACTAACATTGTTTTGAACAATAATGTCGGTGTGCAAATTGGAAATCAAAAGCTTGATTCTTATATTGTAGAAACAGCCAAAAAAGGATTTACATCTCAAGTACATCACACAAAAAGAGGAAAGGGGAGACGGTAAATGTATGAAATTATCAGAAACGGCCATACAAATACAGAAATGGGAATACTTGTACGAGAAAGACCGTCTATCCCTTCGGCAGAGTATAACTATACGGAATTGAACATACCGGGAAGAGATGGGAGCATATTCAAAGAAGATGGAACTGTGAGCGACATTACAATCACAGTTCCATTTACATTTGCAGAAAATCCTCAAAGGTGGCAGGAGCGATTTCGGACTGCGAGAAGATGGCTCATGAGAAAAGATGATACAGAACTGATTTTAAGCGATGAACTGGAGTACTTCTATCATGTAAAACATACTAAGATCAATGCGGCAGAACGGCAAGTAAAAGAGGTCGGAGAGTTTGAGGTAGAATTTACGTGTGAGGGATACCGATATCGAACAGATGGAAAAGCAGAATATACACCCGAAGAGGTGTTTTACAATCCATATGACAGATCAAGACCAGTCTATTTGATCACAGGTGAAGGTGAGTGCATCCTGCAGGTAAACGGAAGTCAAATGAAAGCGAATGTTGGCCAGAATCTGGTGATTGATACAGACAGGCTGATGGCATACAGAAAAGATGGAAAATTGATGAACACATCTGTGTATGGAGATTATGCAGAACTGCATCTTTTACCGGGAGAGAATACCGTGTATATCTCAAGAGGATTTGATCTGAAAGTGATTCCGAACTGGAGGTGCTTATAAGGATAGAACTTTATAAACCAGAAAATACGGATTATGAACATAACGGCGATATGCCATTACTTCCGGAGAGCGCTTCTGTAAAAGCAATACTAAACGGAAGTTGGAAAGCGGAGATTCAGCACCCGATCGATGAAGAGGGCCGTTGGAAGTGGATAGAAGAGGACGCAGTCGTAAAACTGGAGTCATTCAATGGAACACAGTTATTTCGGATCAAAAAGAAAGCAAAATCAGATGCTGGCGTGAGTGCAGAACTGGAACCGGTTTTTATGGATGCGATTGATGATTGTTTTCTGTTGGATATACGTCCAACGGAAAAAAACGGGCAGCAGGCACTGGACATCATGACCGCACCAAATAAAAAGTACAGTGGAAAATCTAATATCAAAATAATATCAACAGCATATTACCAGACAAAGAACCTGATCGAAGCAATCTGCGGAGAAGAGGAGAACTCCTTCCTGAACAGATGGGGCGGTGAGGTTCTTTTTGATAATTATACGATCACCGTCAATGACCGAGTTGGAATCGATCATGGGGTGCAGGTTTTATATGGAAAAAATATTGCGGAAAACGGGCTGCAGGAAGAGATTGATACCAGCGAGGTCATTACAAGGATTGTACCAAAGGCATATAACGGATACATGATAGAGGGGAATGAACCGTGGGTGGACTCACCACTGATTGATAAATATCCAACAATAAAATACGGAGTGATCACATTTGAAGATGTGAAGATGAAGGCCGATGCTGCGGAAGATGACGAAGAGAACGGAATCGTGATCTGCAATACACAGGAAGAACTGAACAATGCGTTAAAAGAAAAATGCGAGGAACAGTTTGAAGCTGGAATTGACAAGCCGAAGGTTACGATATCCGCTGATATGGTTATGCTGCATGATACGGAATTGTACGCGGATATCCGGGAACTGGAAGAAGTTTCTATCGGAGACACAGTACATTGTCGTCACAGCAAACTGGATATTGTAACAGATGCACGTGTCATAGAACTGGAATGGGATTGTATCAATGAAGAGGTTGCATCTGTTGTGTTGGGAGACTTTCAATACAATTTCATTACGGATGTATCAAGTATGTCAAATCGGATAGAAAGTGCAATCCGGCCGGATGGCACTGTGATAGGAGCACAGGTAAACGGCATCATAAACGGAGTGAAAGCACAGTTTCGGGCACAGTCCGACATCGCACAAAAACAGAAAGTACGCGCTGTTTTATTTGAAGATTTGAATCCGGAGTCGGAAACGTTTGGGGCAATGTGCCTTGGTACAATGGGGTTCGAGATTGCCAGCAAAAGAACTGCAGATGGAAGAGACTGGGACTGGTCCACCTTTGGAACAGGACAGGGATTCTTTGCTGATTTTATCACAGCAGGAACAATGCTGGCTGATCGGATCAGAGGTGGAACTTTGGAAATCGGAGGACTTGACAATAATAGTGGCGTTGCAAGGGTGCTGGATGCAAGCGGGAAAGAAATAGTCCGACTGGATAAAGATGGAATTTACGCAGAAGGGAAATATATCTGCGATTCTTTGAACGATAATCGGCGTGTGACAATAAAGGACGGAACAATATTATTTTCAAACAAAAATGATGAGGGCGTTCTTTGTATGACGTATGTTGGAAATGCATTGTTATTCACCGATGGAAACAAAGAAGACAGCAAAAACTTACTAAGGATCACGAAGGATGCAGTTCTGTTAGATGCGGAAAACGTTGGACCAGGAGTTTATGGAAAGACTGGAACTGCAGTTTTTTCGAATGGGACAAATCTAAGGTTTGAAAAAGGATTTCTTGTGGGCGGAATCACGAAAGAAGGTGATTTCTGATGTCATGGACGATAGGAAACTTTTATCTGACCACAGAGCAGATGCAGGGGAATGCAAGAGAAGTACTAAGTTTTTTTGAACAAAAAGGATGGTCGCTGAATGCTATTGCTGGGATATGCGGCAACATGCAAAGTGAATCGAACATCAATCCCGGAATCTGGCAAAGCCTGCAGGAGGGAAACTATAGTGGAGGCTTTGGACTGGTACAGTGGACACCGGCAACAAATTATACAAACTGGGCAGGTGCGAACGGATATGGGATTACGGATCCAAACGGTCAGCTTACGTGGATAGATTCTGTTACAGTTTCTTTTGGTCAGTGGATTGCAACCGATGCATATCCGCTGTCGTTTGATCAGTTTAAGGTCAGCGGAGAATCACCGGAATATCTGGCATCTGCATTTTTGAAAAACTTTGAACGTGCAGGCGTAGAAGTGGAAGCCGAGAGGCGGCAGCAGGCAAGATATTGGTACAACTACCTGAGTCAATATGCAGGAGGATCTGAAAAAATAGAAGCTGCGGTAAACTGGGCGATTCAAATTGCAAATGATAATAGCCACGGATATGATCAGACAAACCGCTGGGGACCGGATTACGATTGCTCCTCGTTATTGATTCAGGCGTGGGAAAATGCCGGGGTTCCGGTAAAAAGCAATGGGGCAACCTACACCGGCAATATGCGGGAAATATTTTTGAATTGCGGTTTTACGGATGTGACAGGGCAGATAAATCTGGCAACAGGATCCGGTGTACAAAGAGGGGATATCCTTCTGAACATCGTAAACCATACTGCAATGGGAATTGGAAATGGACAGGTTGTGCAGGCCAGCCAAAATGAATTTGGCGGAACAACCGGCGGCCAGACTGGTGATCAGACAGGAGAGGAAATTTGGACAACCGGATACTATAACTATCCGTGGGACTGTGTGCTGCGATACAAAAGCGGTGGAGGTGTGTTGCCGGGAGACGTTTACCTCGTTAGGTGGATACCAGGATAAGAAAGAAGGTGTGATATGGAAACAACGACAACTTTATACATTGACGCGAGAAACCCGGGAATTATGCAAACAATCTATGCAGTACAGTACGATTCGGGCAGACTTCTGCGCTGTATGATTTCCGGAATGGCAAAGACAATCAGTAAGGCCAGGATTTATTGTAAGAAACCAAGCGGATCAGAAACTTACACAGAAGGAACCGTGATAAGCAATTATTGCGTCCTGTTCAGTTTGACGCCGCAAATGGTTGCAGAAGTGGGAAATACGGAATGCCAGCTACATTTGATTGATGGTAGCAATGCTGTCACATCATTCAAAGTGAAGATGGAGGTCAGAGAAAACTTAGTGGCTGTATCCGAAATACAGTCAACTAATGAATATCAGGCGCTCGTAGATATACTAAATCGTTTGGAGAAGTATGATCCGATTGAAATTACAACGATTGAAATTGATTCTCTGCAGTCAGGAACCATAGAAAGTGGAAGCATTGCTTTAAACGTGCAAAAGATTTATGCCTCTGTAGGACAGATGAATGCAGGATTTGAAACCGATGGTCTTCCGGAAAATGCGATTGTGATGATAAGTACCGGTAACCCGGATGATGCAGATAATGCCAAGGTTTATAGAAAGGGCGCAACTGGATATGAGTACATGGTAGATTTATCCGGTGCAACAGGGGCTAAAGGAGAGAAAGGAGATCCTGGTCCAAGAGGAGAAAAGGGGATTCAGGGGGAGCCTGGGAAAGATGGAACGGGTGTTACTATACTGGGCTCCTATAAAACAGAAGAGGAATTGAACAGAGAACATCCAACAGGAAATGCGGGTGAATCCTATCTGGTAGATGGAAATCTATATGTATGGGACAACGTATCTGGCCAGTGGAAAAATGTAGGACGTATTCAGGGTCCGGAAGGACCGGCAGGAAAAGCAGCAACAATACGGATCGGAACTACTACGACCGGGGAGGCAGGAACAGAGGCGTCTGTTGAAAATTCGGGTACAGAAACAGAGGCGGTATTTGATTTCGAAATTCCCCGGGGTGATTCCGGAGAAGTAACAGGGATAGAGGGGATTCCGAATTCGGATATCGATTCGCTTGAAGGAGGCGCATAAGAATGATAATTGCAGTATTTGATGAATGTTCCAGGCGTGTGGATATCGATGGAAAACTTACACAATGGGATTACGGACAGGTTTTACAGATCTGCGGAATGGAAGTAGAAGAAGAACAAATACAAGTACATTTCACTGACAAATGTACGAATGGTGCATTGGTGGTACTTGGGAAAGTGGAAGACGGTGACATCACAGTCGACATTCCAAATGAATTACTGAAAAGAAGTGGAACAATCCAGGCATATGTATATAAGACTATTCCGGGAGAAGGAAAGACCATATTTGAAATTCGGTTAAGTGTAAAAGCACGAAAAAAGCCAGAAGATTATGAGGCCCCAGCGGATAAACATGCACTGGAACAGATCGTGGAGCGGTTAAAGCAAAAAGGAGACGGGCTGCAGTTAGAGGGGAATCAACTGCAGCTTTTGTCTGGTAAGGATACAATCAGTTCCGTAAATCTGTCAAACAGCGGCGGGACTGTGGAGATAGAGTCGATCACCAATTCGGAGATTGACGAGATTATGAAAGGAGCAGAGTGAAAATGCCAAGAAAAAAAGCAACAGAAGCAGCAGTGATCGCTGCAGAAAAGAAGTACCTGGATCAGGATGGACTTGCACACCTGGTACAGAAGAATGATGAGAGATACGTAAAGAAGGAGGTGGGAAAAGGTTTATCCAGCAATGATTTTTCGGATGAGTACAAGAAAAAAATCGATGACCTGGCGTACACCAAGATTGCAATCAACAGTCTGACTGCCACGAACAGCAGCAACGAAATCGGTGCGACAGTTACTGCATCTGATATTGCATGGGCGTTAAATAAAGAACCTAAGACCCAGAAAATCCAGTTTGCAAGCGAAGCTGCCGAAAATCTGG